ACCAGATAGTCGTCGATAGCCTGCCGGTTGTCATTGATCAGCTTGCCCTCGGCGGTAAGGGAAGCGTGATAACCGGGCACGATGGACTGCAAGTCCCTGAGCGCCTTCTGCCGGTACTGAAGGGAGAGGTTCTCGTTATGAATAGCAGCGGTCAGTTGGTCCACCTTTGCCTTCTGCTCATTGTAGCTCTGAGCGGCTTTAGCGTTAGCACGGCCGACCACATCCGCCTCTTTCGCCGCATCCCGCATATTCTTAGCCAAGAGAGCGATACCCGTAGCGGCAGCTGCTACCAGAGCGACCACGGCAGCGAGGGGATTAGCCATCAGAGCGGCATTGAAAGCACGTACTTGGACGATGGCTCTCCTGATACCACCGGTGAGCGCATTCCAGCCTTCCTGCCATTTCATAGCGATATAGTAGGCGGTAATGGCAGCGGTGGCGATGACGATGGCCGAACGGAACCTGATGACAAAATCGATCGTTTGGGAGAGGACTTTCATCGTCATCGAGGTGGATGAGATGAACATCCGCATCACCGGCATGAGTTTCTGTCCCAACTCCACACCGAGCTCCGTAAACCGCTTGCGGGCTTTCTCCAGTCCGGCTTGAACGGTGGTATTCTGCACATTGAACTCCTTATCGATAGAGACCGCCTCGCTGAAAGCCACATTGGCGGCTTCCTGCTGTTGGCGCACCATATCGACGTTACCGGCAAGGGCAGCGAGGACAGCCGAAGCACGGGCACCGTTCTCTCCCATATCGGCGAACACCGGTGCAAGGGTGTCGATACCACCGAGCTCATGGAGCCGTTCGAGGAGCATAAGCAAACCTTCGTTCGTCGATCGTTTGCATGTCTCCGAGAATTCCTCGACAGCCAAACCGGTTGCCTTGGCAATCTTCGCAGGATCCTTAAAGAGGTTCATGATAACTTTGGAGAGGGCGGTGGAGGACATCTCCAGCTTCTGTCCTTGGGAATCGAGCACGGCACCGAACCCCATGATCTCCGGAATGGTCATGTGGGCTTGTGCACCGACGCCGGCGAGACGCTGGGCGAACTCGGCAAGGTAAGGTGCTGCAGCGGTGGAGTTCTGGCTGAGTTCGTTGATCACCGAGCCGACCGCCAACAGTGACCGCTCGGTACCGAGTGCCTGCTTGTCACCGAAGATGTCCGTCAGTTTGGAGAGCGTCAACGTGGCACCCTCACCCAGATCATCGAGAGCTACATTGATCTTGTCGGCTGCCCTAACGAAGCCCAGCACATCCTCCTCGGACTGCAGACCGAGCCGACCGGCTTCCTGCGCGAGTTTGTTCAATTCCTCGCGGCTGGTACGGGTGTCCATCTGTTTGAAAGCCTCGTTCAGATGGTTAACCTGCTCCTCTGTCATGCCGGTGTACTTGCGGACGTTCGCCTCCTCTTGCTGCATCTCGGCGTAGGTCTGCACGGCTTTTTTACCGGCAGCGATCACACCTGTCATCGCAGCAGCTGCTCCGGCGGCCATAGCACCCCAGTTCTGAATACCGTTCCTCATCCGGACGAGGAACGACTCACTCTCTTTCATCTCGGCGTTGACTTTGTCGATCTCTGCTTTGACTTGACGGATCTTCTGAATATGTGCATTCCATGCCGGCGTGCCTCTTTCGATGGTCTTGAGCTCCTGCTGAAGAGTTCTCAAGGCGCGACTAAGATCCACTGGGGTAGCCTTATTCAATTGCTGAAACACACGTTCAACCGCCTTGGTGCCGGACTCCAGCTGGCGCAGCTCGCGTGTTGCAGCCTTCGATTTCTGGGTGATCTCCTTCATCAGGGCTTTATCGCCTGCCTTTGCCGCATTGACCCATGCCTGCTCCAGATCCTTGAGTTTCTTCTTTATCTCATCCAGAGAAGCTTTCGCATCTTGATTATTGACGTTCAGTTTCACGTCTGTCTGATTGATTTCTGCCATATTGCACTAATTTTTGCACAAAGGTACGCACACTGGCGCGGGTGCACAAAAGACAGAAAAAAAGAGCAGCCGATCATGGCTGCTCTTTCTAAACGACGAAAAAACTTATTAATCGCGGATCGTATAGACTATATCCGAAGACGAGAGACCACGATAGATATGACCGTCACGAATAGTATAGACGATATCCGAAGACGAGATACCACGATAGACATAACCATCACGAATAGTATAGACTATATCCGAAGACGAGAGACCACGATAGACATGACCGTCACGAATAGTATAGACAATATCCGAAGACGAGAGACCACGATAGACATGACCGTCACGAATAGTATAGACTATATCCGAAGACGAGAGACCACGATAGACATGGTACGTCTTTGCAAAGGCAGTCACCATAAATGCCAACACCGCAATCAATACACATACAAGCTTTTTCATATACATCAGAGTTTACTGTAAGTTTACATTAGAGTTTACTTTTGAGTTTGCAAAAACCGTGCCGCTATTCAAGTCCTTGTACGGCTTCGACGTATTTTTTGCGGGAGGATTCGATACCTTGGAACTCATCATAGACATCTGCGATGACGGACATGGCATAGCGGATGAGCGTCGTGTGCTCGCTTTCCTTGCCGTACATCACCACCCGTGAGAGATTCATCTGCGCCTTGAGCAAGTTTTCGCTCAGCAGCTCCATGCGTGACTCATCCGGTGCTTCCGCTGCCACGAACGCCTGCAGTGCCGGCACGGGGCTGTAGCAGATCTTGTCTTCGGTGTTCATTGTGCGCCTCCTTTCTCCAATTGTTCATCACTCTCCGAAACGAATGCGATGCCCTCCACGCGGAGGTCTATCTTTACCTTCCCCACTTTGGCATGGAGGACAAACATGTCCGGGTGCTCCACTCGGTCGCGCCCCTTGCGCTCTTCCTCCACCCATCCCGGAGCGGTGTTCAGCGTGTACTCCGTGCATACCTCCTCGGTAGCGGGAATCTGATCCGCCAGATACTGGATGCACTCTTTGACCTGCGCAAATGTGATACCTCTCATAGCGCACCTCCTTTCGTGGTGAATGAATACGTACAGATGTTGTCGCCGATCTGGAACTGGTACGCCATGCCGCCCTCGATGGGGAACGTAACGGCGTTCTTGCCCTTCAGCCTTACGGCGTTGGCAAGGGAGTGGAACATCTCTTTGAGTTCGATGGTGCGGCAGGCATGCCGCTTGGAAATCATTGCTTCCATAACTTTGTAAATTTTGAACAAATAAATATCGGATACTACCCGCTGTTCAAAGTCTTACAAAGAGGCTCGCTAAGCCATTACAGCTTTCGCACGGGGTATCCGATACTACAATCCGGTATTAAACTGAGCATTAAAAAAACCGCTCACTCGCGGCAACTTTCCCAGTCACCTCTTTGTATATTTTAAACTTTGAACGGTGCAAAGGTACTGCTTTTTTTTGACATGTGCAAATTTTTTGGGAAGTTTTTTGCAGAAATGTGCTGTAGAACATAAAAAAGCGTCATCCTACACCATCGACATTGACGAGGAGGCGGCGGACGGGTTTCTTCTCCATGCCTATATAGAGGGTATCGAAGGCATCGGTGCCGTCGGTGCGGTGCTCCAGCAGATTCTCCTCGGACTCCGCCAGTTTCTCACCTGCCTTGTGTTTGCTGAAGCCGTTGCGCCCTCTCATCACACCGGCGGACTGGATAGCCACCAGCAGCGCGTCGTTGTTATCCACATTGAAATAGGGCGTGAGGCGGTTCTGACCGGCGAAGCCCCGGTTGATAAGCAGATACTTCTCGTTATGCCGCATGGGGTGGCCGAGATAGACGGACTTGATCTTCCAGCCGTGCGACTTGAATTCCCGCTCGATGACCTTCTTGAAGTCATCCTTGTTGACGGCGTAGTTGGAACCCAGGGCGGTGGAGTCATAATAGAAGATGACCTGTTTCTTGCGGTGATTGCGGTAGTACTCGCAGAAGTCGGCTATCAGAGCGGGTATCTTGCGCTCGAACTTGACGTAGAAGGACTTGAGCACATTAAGCCGGCTGCCGTCCTCCTGGCCCGCGACGATCCAGTTGATATTGGCGTTGTAGTCCATACCGATGCAGATGGGTTTGTCCGGATTGCAGTCGCGATCGGCAAGGGACGAGAGGAGCCTGCTGTATTCGGCTTCAGACTTGCCGTAGCCGATGGTGGCAAGGTACTCGTTATTGACGGCGTGGTACTTGTGCATCTCCCTTATGGAGGAATAGAAGCCGTCCTTCATGATACCGATACGCTGGCAGAGGATGGATGTCTGGAACACCAGGGGCGGAAGATCACGCTTCATGTCCTTG